ACTGGCGGTGGTGGTGGTGGCGCAAGAATGAATAACCAAACATCTGGTTTAACAGGTGGTGGTGGTGGTTCTGGTGTTGTAATCTTATCTGTACCTACTGCAAACTACTCAGGAAAAACTACTGGTAGCCCGACTGTAACTACATCAGGAAGCAATACTATCTTAACTTTTACTGGTTCTGGAACTTACACTGCATAAGGAATATATGTCACATTTTGCTAAAATAGAAAATGGAATAGTAACTCAAGTTATCGTAGCTAACGATGATTTTGTTGTCTCTGAAAAAATCGGAGATCAAGTTGTATGGAAACAAACTTCATATAATACTCATGGTAATGTTCATTATGGTCCTGATGGAATGCCTGATGGAGGAACTGCACTCAGAGGAAATTATGCTGGTATAGGTTATATCTATGATTCAGTTAATGATGTATTTTATGCTCCAAGACCTTTAGACATTCATGGTTTACCATGCACAAAATGGACTATTGGTGCTCCAAATTGGGAATGGAACCCTCCAATCCCATGCCCAATCCTATCCCCTGACCAAAACCCTCCAATTTATTATGGATGGGATGACGCAGCTAATGCTTGGGTTCCACTTAATTCAGTAGGCGAATAAATGTTCGGAAGTTACCCATTTTCTGGGGCTCCGTTTGCGGGACTTTATAACACTATCACGACCTACTCGGTCACGATTGTTGAAACTGGGAATGCTCAAGCAACTCAATCGGTACTGGTGCTTGTCTATGTAACAGTATCAGAAGCAGCAAACGCAGTAGATTCAGTCTCTCAAAATACAACTGCTCCATTGACGGTCACAGAGACTGCTACTGCAACGGATACTCAGTCCGAGTCTATGTCGGCTCCAATATCAGTTTCTGAGACTGGATCAGCAGCGGATACCGTTTCAGAAAGCATGACTGCAGCTACTACGGTTTCTGAAGCTGGAAATGCTATAGACACTGTTAGCGAAAACACAACTGCTCCAGTTTCTGTTTCAGAAGCTGGTAACGCTACAGATTCTCAGTCGGAAACAATGTCGGCTCCAATATCAATATCTGAGGCAGCAAGCGCAACAGATACCATTTCTGAGTCCATGACAGCTCCGATAAGCGTTTCTGAATCAGGATCTGCATTGGATACCATTTCAGAGAATATGACGGCTCCTCTCGTGATTTCAGAGGCTGGAAACGCAGTTGATACCGTTTCAGAAAATACAACCACCCCTCTTGTGGTAACTGAGGCTGCTAATGCTACAGATTCTCAGTCGGAAACAATGTCGGCTCCAGTGACTATATCTGAAGCTGGTAATGCTGTAGATACCGTTACTGAAAACATGACAGCTCAGGGTGTTATTTCAGAAGCTGGATCTGCAGTAGATGCGGTATCAGAAAATACAACTGCTCCAGTTTCAGTAACTGAAACAGCAAACGCTACAAATACTCAGTCTGAAACAATGACTTCTCCAATTTCTGTAAATGAAGCTGGAAATGCTCAAGATGCTCAATCTGAGAATATGACAGCCCCAATATCGGTAGTTGAAGCAGCAAATGCTCAATCCGCCCAGTCTGAAAACATGATTGCGTCAGTTACAGTGACTGAAGCTGCTAATGCAATAGATACTGTTTCTCAAAATGTAACGGCTTATTTGGCTGTTATTGAGACAGCTAATGCGGTAGACACTCAAACTCAAAACATGATTGCGCTGCTGGCGGTGGCTGAGTCAGGTTTAGCCTCGGATACTGCTTCAGAGTCAATGACGGCTTATCTGCAGATGGCAGAGACAGCTTCAGCTCAAGATTTAGTAGCCGGAAACATGATTGCTTCGCTGAATGTTGCGGAAGCGGGTTTAGCTAACGACATTATTAGCCAAGTAATGGTTGCTTCTTTAAATATAAATGAAGCAGCTTTTGCACAAGATTCTACAGACGCAACAAACTATGTCATAGTTGCAGTCGTAGAGCAAGGTAATGCAGTAGACATTTATATTTGTGCTCCTATTTTCCAAAGATCGGATAAAGTATGGCACGTAGGCGCAAGACCGACAAATTGGCAAGTAGCACAAAGATTGGATTATTGGCACGTTCCACAAAGACAGGATTATTGGCAAGCTCATGAATAGTTACATTTTAGAAAAACGGACCTCCGAGTCAATTTGGTACGATATTGATTGCACCTATATTCTTGACACTTTGGAAACTATTACCAGTATTACTTCCGTAACTTCCGATCAATTAGGACTTACTTTATTAGCTCCGGCAGTAAACCCAAATCCAATAACTTTCCCCGATGGCCAAATAGCTGCAGCGGGTAAGGTTATATCGGTTCAAATTTCCGGGGGTATAATTTCTGATCCCCAAATCAATCAGCTTTATACGATTAGGGCTTTATTTGTGACTACTGAAAGTAATACACGCGAAGCTACTGTTTTGCTAAACGTAACTAATATTCCTACTCAAACAGGAAGGATTTGCTAATGCCATTACAAGCAGGATACTCAAAAGAAATTGTTCAAAACAATATCCGTGAACTTATTAAAGCTGGGCATGATCCTAAACAATCTATGGCTATTGCTTACTCTAACGCCCGTAAAACCCATGGCGTAGACGAAGTAGAGACCGAAGAAATGAAAAAATCCCACAAACGGGATTTAAAAGAAGAACCGGACTCAAAAATAGTAGCTTTCATAGTCTATACGGATAATGACAAAATCCTTTGGATGAAACGGACTAAAGATAATACTTGGGGCTTTCCAGGAGGGCATGTAGAAGATGGAGAATCCCCAATTGAAGGAGCTATTAGAGAATCTCGTGAAGAAATCATGCATGTTCCCGAAACAGGCCTTAATTTGATCTATTCTGAGGGTAAGGTGCGTTTGTTTGGATGTAATGATGGCGAATTCAAACCTGAGCTTAACGAAGAGCATAGCGACTTTGTATGGGCTACTATAGAGGATGCACCAGAAGACTTGTTTCCGAAAATTGACGGGGACGAAGAAAAGATCGCTGAAGCTGCTGAAGCAAACGCTTCTGGTATGGATAAACGTGAGTATGATACTAATGGATGGTTTGAAGTAAAAGATAATCCATTGTCCATGGTAGGTATTTTCCCTTATTCTGGGCGTTCAGTTTCCCCAGAATGCGATCAAGATAAAATTTATATGGTTTACCGCCCAGCTGAAGAGCTTGGCACTCAAGAATGTATTGATTCCTTTAAGTTAATCCCTTGGATTGATAACCACGTAATGCTAGGAAGCGAAGATGCTGGATTAACCCCATCTGAACAAAAAGGCGTACAAGGAGTTATTGGCCAAGACGTGTACTTTGACGGTGCAACTCTTAAAGGTAATATTAAAGTATTTTCCGAAGCAATGGCTAATCTCATTGCTAATGGTAAAAAAGAATTGTCCTGCGGATACCGTTGCAGATACGAATACGCTCCAGGTACTTACGATGGAGTAAAGTATGACTATGTGCAACGGGATATTCGAGGCAATCATCTAGCTCTTGTGGAGAATGGACGCATGGGCCCCGATGTAGCAGTTTTAGATCATTTCACTTTCACTGTAGATAACAAGGAGTTTTTAAACATGGCTGAAGAAAACAAAGAAGTCGGGTCTGAAAAGACTGAAATGACTTTAGAGGAAGTTCATAAGTTCCTCGAAGAAGTTATGCCAAAATTGGCAAAAATCCAAAAATTAACAGGTCAACAATTTGGTTCAGCTGGTTTAGAAGCTGTTACTGATGAAGATATGACCAAACCTGATGGCGACGAAGAGAAGCCAGGCGAAACTAAAGACGAAGAAGAACCAATCGTCCAAGGTGGCCAAAAGAAAGAAGAAAAAGAAGGCCAGCGTGCTGAAGGCATGGACGCAGCAGCTATTGCTCGTACTGTTGAAGCCAATATGGTTATGAAATCTAAGCTATACAATCAACTTTCCGCTCATATCGGTGCATTTGACCATTCGGATATGGATTTGGATAAGATGGCTAAGTATGGCTGCAAAAAGCTTGGCTTGGATGTTACTAAAGAAGCTCGTGTAGTTGCTTTGGAAGCATTCCTTAAAGGCAAGGGTAACCCAAGTCACGTAGCTATGGATTCTGTAGCTCGCAAGGGTAATTTCGTTCAACGTTTTTTAAAAGGTAAATAATCATGACTGCTGCGACTTTCCAATCCACAGTTAACGTCAATCTGGGATTTGGTATTCCCGGTGAATTGATTGTTGACGGTCCACAACGTGTAGATTCTTTAACCCTTGATTCCACTGGTGGAACAATCGGTTTGGCATTTACAAAATCTAACTCTACTAACGTAGCTACCCAAGGCGGTACAGTTGGCACTGGCATTCTATTTGCCGGTATTTTGGTCAATCCAAAATCTTATGCCTCCTACGGCGCAGTTGGTGGTGCTCCATTAGATCCAACTTTGTTCTTAGGTCCAAACAGTCAAGGTGAATTCATGACTATGGGTACTATTTGCGTAACCTTAGTTGGTGCTGCAAATATCGGTGATTTGGTTCAATATAATCTGACCACTGGCGTTCTTTCTACCGTAGCTCCTGGTGCTTCTGCTACAACTGGTAACGCATTGATTCCTAATTGCGTGGTTTGGAATTACCCAACAACCGGTACTGGCTTAGCCGCTATCCGTATCACTGAATAATAAGGACTGAAACATGAACAAATCTATCGAACGCAGCTCAATCGCTCCCCGCCAAGTTGGCGCGGTGCAAATGTCTGCCGATGACGTCGCCGATTACGCTGCTCTCGGTGACCTCGGTATTAACTTCGGGGCACAAAATCTGAAGGCAATGGCTAACTACGCAATGGATACTCAAAGCGACGTTACCTCTCCTTCTATTACTACTCCAGTACAATTCTTGCAAAACTGGCTTCCTGGCTTTGTTAAAGTAATCACAGCGGCTCGTAAAATTGACGAACTTGTTGGTATTACTACAACAGGTTCTTGGGAAGATCAAGAAATTGTTCAAGGCCTCTTGGAGCCAATTGGTAACGCCGTTCCTTATGGCGATTACACCAACGTTCCTTTGGCATCTTGGAACACTAACTTCGTTCGCCGTACAGTTATCCGTTTTGAAAAGGGTATCAAAGTAGGTATGCTCGAAGAAGCTCGTGCAGCTCGCATCCGTATCAGCACTTCTGCTGAAAAACGTGCTTCTGCAGCTTTGGCTCTTGAAATCCAACGTAACTTAGTAGGTTTCTACGGTTTCAATAGCGGTAGCAATTTGACTTATGGCTTCTTGAATGACCCAGGTCTACCAGCATACGTAACAGTTGCTGCAACCGGTACAGGTTCTACAACAACTTGGTCAACTAAGACTTTCTTGCAAATCATTGCAGACATTCGTGTTGCCGCAGCTCAATTGCAAAACCAATCTCAAGATACTATCAATCCTGAGGACGTAGAATTGACTTTGGCACTGCCAACAATCAGTTACCAATACCTGTCAGTAACTTCTGACTTCGGTATTTCAGTTCGTGATTGGCTTGCTAAGACATATCCAAAATTACGTGTTGTTTCAGCCCCACAATTGAACGCAGCAAATGGTGGAGCTAACGTGTTCTACCTATACGCTGAGCACGTTGAAGATGGTGCTTCTGATGACAGCCGTACTTGGGTACAGGTTGTTCCAGCTAAGTTCCAAGCACTTGGTGTTGAGAAAATGGCTAAAGCCTATGAGGAAGATTATGCTAATGCAACCGCTGGTTGCTTGCTGAAGCGTCCTTATGCTGTAGTTCGTTACTCTGGTATTTAATTGATGTAGAATGGGAAGACGGAGGAAACTCCGTCTTTCTAAACATCAAAAAGGAAAACCAAATGTCTAAAAATTATGTTTTTTCAACCCTAGCTAATGACCAACTTTATACAAATTGGATGCCCGGCGGTAGTGATATGCCAGTTAAAGGACATTCTGTTCTAATTAAAGGCGGAACAGGCGTAGCAAATGATAGATTGATTACTCCATTGGGTATTTCAACAGAAATTACTGATTACGATTTAGAAGAACTTCAAAAAAATCCTTCTTTTAAATCGCATGAAAAAGAAGGCTTTATTGTAGTTAAAGCCAAAAAAGCAGAAGCTGAAAAAGTAGCGGCTGATATGAATCTAAAAGATGAATCAGCTCCTTTGACAGATGCAGATTATCAAAAAGAAGACGGTCCAAAGGTTGGAGCTAACTAAAAATGACTTCTATTACCCCAGTCTACAATGATGTGGCATTCCGGAACCAGTTTCCTCAATTTGAGAATACAACTTTGTTTCCGCCAGATCAATTGGAAAGCTGGTGGACTATGGGAACTGCGTACATTAACATCGATAACAATTATCCTTGGAACTTTAAATCTAAGCAATTACAATTGGCTATTGATTTAATGTGCGCTCATTTAGCGGCATCTTTTAGCCTTATAAACTCCGGAACGCCTAGTGTAATAGTTCAAGGTTCTTCGGAAGGTACTGTTAGCGTATCTTTAGTACCTCCGGTTATTAAATCCTCTTTTGGTTGGTGGCTTGCTACTACTCCTTACGGATCTCAATTAAGAGCTTTACTAAAAGTAGTTGCCAATGTAGGTTTATATGTTGGCGGCAGTTATGAAAACCAAGGCTTCCGTAGGGCTGGTGGGTTTTTTGGATGAAACAATTAAATCTCGATAAGGTAAAACTTACGCTTGAGCGTATACCAGAAGAATTTGAGAATTTAGTTGCGCAAGTCGGATTTCCTTCTGGCTTTAGTTATGAAAACGGTATGTCAGTTGCAGAAGTTGCAGCAATCAATGAGTTTGGTGCACCTGCAGCAAAAGTACCAGCAAGACCTTTTATGACTCCTACGGTTAAGAATTACCAAAAAGATTGGGTCAAAATGGTTTCCAAAGACGTTCCTAAAGTTGCTTTGGGGAAATTAACCGCTTTTGACGTATTGGATAAATTAGGTAGAGTAGCTGCTATGAATATGAAAGAGCAAATAACTAATACTAATTATCCCCCTAATGCCCCTTCTACTATTGCTAGAAAAGGATTTAATGCTCCTTTAAGAGATACTTTCTATATGAGAGACACGGTCCAAAATGCAGTAAATAGAACCGGCTCAGATTTCATTAAAGGTTAAAAATGTTTAATGTTAGAGCCCTTGCAAATAAATATATCCAAGTAACGAATAAAAATCAGCAAATAAATTGGGTCCAATCCAATGGATATGTTACTGATGATGCTGGTAAAAGAACACCTAAAACTATTACCTTAACAGTAGAAGCTCAAATTCAAGCTCTTAGTGCAACAGACTTAAAGCATATTGATGGTTTAAATATTACTGGTGTTATGCGTTCTGTATATATGTATGGTAATGCCGCTGGCGTAGTTAGAGCAGACCAAATAGGGGGAGATATTTTAGTGTTTCCAGAAACACCTAATGGTTGCAATAAGAATTGGCTTATTACTCAGGTTATGGAAACATGGTCTGATTGGTGTCACGTCGTAGTAACCTTACAACAGGATTGATTATGGCTGTTACAATAGACATTGACGACCAAGACATTTTTAAAGCAATGAGAACTTTTTTACAAAGTTTTATCCCCGCTAAAATACAAATAGTTCAAGCACAGGACAATAAAGTTCCTATGCCCAAAGGTGGTTTTATCACTATGAACAATACGGGTATGGATCGTTTATCTTTTAATATTGATAATTATCAATCAGTATTACAAGGTAAAACTATTCTTACCCCTACAAGATATTCAATGCAGTTAGATTTTTATGGCCCCGATTCTCAAGTTTGGGCTATGCAAACTGTTGCATTGTTTCGTGACGAATATGCGACTCAGATTTTCCCGTCAAATATTCAACCGTTGTACGCAGACGATCCTATCCAAATTCCGCTTATCGATGGCGAAGCCCAATATGAGCAAAGATGGAAACTGGTAGCCAGTTTACAATACAACCCAATCCTTTCAACTACACAGCAATCAATGCTAGCTGTGGAAATTGAACTGGCTCCAATCGACCAGACCTTTAAACCCTAGGAGAATTTATGAGTACCATTCCTTTTTCGCAAGTAGTAGAAGTAGTTCCTTCAGTCTTATCGGCTAATGGCATAGCAGTTGACCTTAACGGGTTGGTGCTTACTCAAAATGCTTTAGCTCCTTATGGTTCAATTTTGCAATTTGCTAGCGCAGCTGATGTACAGACTTATTTTGGTGCTAATTCAACTGAAGCTTCTATTGCAAACGTTTATTTCAATGGCTATACTGGTAGTACTCAATTGCCAGGCGAATTGCTTATGACTCGTTATCCAGAAGTAGCAATTGCTGGTTGGTTACGCAGTGGTTCTTTAGCCAGCATGACTTTGGGCCAATTACAAGCTTTAACAGGTACTTTAGCAATTACAGTTGCTGGCGTGCTTAAGACTTCTGGCACAATCAATTTAACTAGCGCAACAAGTTTTAGTAACGCTGCAACAATTATCCAAGCAGCTTTTACTACTCCCGGTTTCACAGTAACTTTTGATAGTACTACTTCAGCATTTATCTTTACCACAACTACTACTGGCGCTACTCAGACAATGAGTTACGCTGTGACTGGTACTTTAGCAACTTCATTGATGCTAACCCAAGCTACTGGCGCAGTTCTATCTCAAGGTGCAGATATTGCTACCCCAGCATCATTTATGGCTGGAATTTTGAATCAAAATCAAAACTGGGCAACATTTATGACTACTTGGGAGTCATTGATTGCAGAAAAAGAAGCATTTGCACAATGGAGTAATTCTGCAGCCCCTCGTTGGTTATATGTCTGCCAAGACTCAGATCCTAATGTATTGATTGCTTCTAGCACTACTACATTTGGCGACTATTTACAAGTTAATCAATTAGTAGGTACTTGCCCGATTTTTGGTGATTATACTCATTCAGCATTTGTTTGCGGATTTGCAGCTTCTTTAAACTTTAGCAGATTAAATGGTCGTGCAACTTTAGACTTTAAATCTCAATCTGGTTTGGTTCCATCAGTTACTACTGCTAGCCAATATTCTGCAGTTATTTCTAATGGTTATAACTGCTACGGTGCTTGGGGTTCAAACAATCCAGCTAATAATGCTAATTGGTTTGGTCCAGGTTCTGTATCAGGCAAATGGTTATGGGCTGATACCTATTTAAACCAAATTTGGTTGAATGCTAACTTACAATTAGCTATGGTCAATTTGCTAACTTCAGTAGGCGCAGTTCCTTACAACTCACAAGGTAATGGTTTGATTTATTCCGCTGCTTTGGATCCAATTAACTCTGCTAAAAACTTCGGGGCAATTCGTGCTGGTATTAACGTATCTGCTTCTCAAGCCGCTGAAATTCAATATGCGACTGGCGTAAATGCTGCTCCAACTATTGCTTCCCAAGGTTTCTATTTGCAAATTTCTGAAGCTACTGCTCAGACTCGTGCAGCTCGTCAATCTCCTCCGATTACTTTGTACTATCAAGACGGTGAAGTAGTACAACAAATCGTCATGGCTTCTATTGCAATTCAATAAGGAATAAATTATGTCAACAATAACCTCAGCTAATTCGGTCTTAACACTTGCCATCAACAACTATTTCCCAGTACCTCAAGTAATTCAGGGATATGCAGTTGATGATGCTTTTGAAAGCGAAGCAGTTCAACAATCAGAAATCTTAATGGGCGTAGATGGTATTTTGTCAGCTGGTAAGGTCTTTGTACCTTACAAAATGACTATTCATCTTCAAGCAGATAGTCCTAGTATATTTTTATTCGATGCATGGCGTAATGCTCAAGACGCAGCAGTGGATGTATTCTCTGCTAGCGGCTCAATTACGTTACCATCTACAAGTATGGTGTATACTCTACAAAATGGCTATTTAACTCAGGCAACTCCATTTCCTGCTGTTAAGAAGACATTGCAACCAGTAGTATACGAAATTACTTGGCAACGTATTATCGGTGGTCAAATCTAATAGAGGATAGATTTTAAAATGGCTAGAAAAGAAGCGTCATTTATAGCAGAAATAGGTCGTGATAAGGGCAAAGCATTTCATCTTACTGAAATGCCTGCAACTAAAGCGGAAAATTGGGCTATTAAAGCGCTTCTAGCTGTTGGGAACTCTGGCTTAGAAATACCCGAGAACCTAGCTGCACAAGGCATGGCAGGACTTTTAGCAGTAGGTTATATGAATCTATTGAAAATTCCTTTCGAAGCCGCTAAGCCACTTTTAGATGAGATGATGGACTGTGTACAATTTGTTCCCAGTCCATCCATCAAACGCCCTTTAATAGAAGATGACATCGAAGAGGTACAAACCAGACTTCTGCTTAGAAAAGCTGTCTGGAACCTCCATATGGATTTTTTTTTAAGCGAAAGCAAGTCGACTTCGGAATCAAAAGCTCAAGCAAAAGCAGAGACCGGTACGTTGACTATCAAGCCTCCCCGCAAACGATAGCAACTGTTGTATCTTCAAGATTAGCCAGCTTACATGAATTAGATACAGTATATGGCACAGAAGATTTATGGATATTGTTAGAAATAAATTCAGTGGACCGACATAATTCCTATATTGCGAGTCAACAATAATGCCAACTATCATTGATAGCTTACTGATCGAATTAGGATTAGATACATCCAAGTTTGATTCAGCTCAAAAAAAGTCAGTAGAAGAACTTCGCAAGTTTGACGAACAGCAACAAAAAACCGCTAAGAAAACTCAAGACGAGGCAAGAAAAACTGCCAATGAGTTTAATAAAACTACTCAAGCAGTATTGGAATATTTTTTAGCGTATGTTGGTGTTTCCCAAATTAAAGACTTTGTAGCAAATACTACTAAAGCAAACGTTGAAGTAGGGCGTTCAGCTCATTTATTAAACATGTCCGCTCAGGAATTAAAAACCTGGGGAGATATGGCAGAGATTACCGGTGGCAGTATTGAAACAATGACTGGCACTATTCAAGGATTACAACAAAGTCTTGCAGAAATTACTAGAGGTAATGCAGAAGTACTAAAACCAGCGGCTATGCTAGGGGCTTTAGAAGCTTTTGACATTAACTCCCAAACAGTTGATCTTTACAAATTATCCGATGCCATTGCGAATTTTAGAAAAACTCATACAGAAGCAGTTACTTATTCTTGGGCTAAATCATTAGGTATAGACGAGAAAAGCTTTTTATTGCTTGAACAAGGAAGCGAAGCATTACGTAAGCAATTTAAAGATTTCGATTCCCTTAATAGAGTTATTCAAGAAAACTCTGAAAACGCTAATAAGCTAAACAAAGAATGGGTAGAGACTAAGAAACAAGCACAAAGTCTCGGTAATACCATTTATGACTTTTTGCTTACCCCGATTAGTTTAGTAAATAAAGGTTTGCAATACTCTATATTAGGTTTTAGGGCATTATTTTCTGGCAGTTTAGATCCTATTAGGGAAAGTGCTAAACGTAAAGTAGAAGCAATGGATGCTGAAAAAGCTGGCAAACCAGAACAAGGAGTTTCTTCTTCCGGGGCTTTACCTAGAAATCTTAGAAATAATAATCCAGGTAATTTAAAATTTGCGGGGCAAGCAGGAGCTGTAGGACAAGACAAAGATGGTTTTGCCATCTTCTCTTCCATGGATGCAGGCGTAGCAGCACAAGAAGCTTTACTAAAAAGTAAATATAACAGAGGTTTAGATACATTACATAAACTTTACTACGGTTCTGGTAATACTAAAGGTTGGTTAGGTAGTGGTGCAGATTTAAAAGATGCGCCTAATGCTATTAAAAATGTAATGGCTATGACTGGTTTAGGAGAAAATCAGCATATAGATGCCAATCAACTGTCAATGCTTAGACAAGCAATGCAAAATAACGAAGGCATGATCGGCTCAA